TACTTAAAATATCACTTGAATCAATATCTTGTGCTTGAATAATTCTAACATCATTAATTAAATTTTTAATTGTATCAGTAATATTATCTAATTTTTTATTTACTTGTAATATTAAAACATTTTCAGTTTCATTTTTTGTTTTATTAAAATCATATTGAACTTCTAAAACATCATATGTTTTATTTGTAATTCCTTGTTGTGGTAAATTAACTATTGCAGTTTGAGAAGGAGTAACATCTATTAAACCATGAACATTTAATGTTCCTTCTTTTTTAGGTTCATTAGTTAATGCTAATTCAACTGCTAATCTTTCTTGTGCAGTATCTGGGTCTTTAATTTCTTTATCTATAATCTTTTTAATTCTTTTTCCATATTTCTTTATACTATTATTATCCCTTCCAACTTTAACTATAGGTAAACTTCTACTATAATCAATAGTTATTAATGTTCCACTTGCTGGTAAGGCATCATAACCTATTGAAGTTCCACTTGTAAATGATATTGCTTGGTCATCATAATTAACTAAATAATCAACTCCACTTGTTGGTATAATATTCATATTTGCAATTCCACCTTTTTGTCTTGTAAAGGCAGTAATTGGACTGCCAACATCAACTTGAGTATTATGAGGTTTATATGTTAAAGTAAATAAACTTCCAGCTCCATCAGCTGTAAATTCTTCTTTTATTGAATCTAAATATCTATCTCCATATACCCAAATTTCATTAAATACAGTATCTCTTTTTTCAATAAAATTAGCTCTTATTACATTAGTATTATTAAATGTTTTTCCACTACTATTAATAGATTTTTCTTTAAAATGTAAATCTTTATTTTCATCAACATAAAACGTATAATTAGATAATTCTGCTAATTTTTTAACTGCATCAAAAACTGGAGTATGACTAAATGCTATTCTTGAAACAGTAGTTGAAGAATCATCTACATTAGTTACGGTAATATCATCAGTATATTTAGCTATAATATCCTTAACTATTGAACCTGCTGGTAATGTTGTATAAACTTCTGGCTCAACTGTTCTATCCATTAATCTTGCAGTATAATCTCTACCTTTAATTAATAATTGTTGTTTTATTTCTCTACTTGGAAATCTTTTTGTTTCTAATAGACCAGTAAAAACATTAGTTGTTGCAGGATTAGTATCTTTATCAGCATAAATTTTAACTTCATCTCCTACAATATAATTACCTGAATTTTTACCATCTAAATTATCTATTGTTGCTGAAAAATTAGATGATTTATTCATTTCGCCGATACTACGTCTAACTTGAATATCAAAAGCATCTGATACTGTGCTTCCACCAATTGTCATTTTATCATAAATTGTCATTGTTGTGATACTCCTGAAATTTTACCTAATAAATCTTCTTGAAAATTAAAAGACATTTTTTCAATAAATTCTGCACCATCTTGAGTAAATACATCACCTTCTACTGTTATATTAAATTCTCTTTCTATTATTTTATTATGAGCTTCTTCAGTTGCTGCAACTGTTTGCCTATCAAATTCTTGCATTGATTTAAATTCATCAACTTTTATTCTATTTATTTCAGCTTCAATATCCATTTTTGGTAATTTAGCTCCTGAAAAAGTAACATTACCTATCTCTCCAATATTAATACCAAGTCTACCAAGTGCTGCATTTATACCTTTGATTAATTGATTAACTATCCAAATTATTTTATTTACAGAACCTGCAATATTTGTTACGATACCATCCCATATACTAGCAATAAAATTACCTATTCCTCCAAATACTCTAATTGTAAGTTTATCTAAGAAAAACATAATATTTGCAAAATCTCTTGCAAATGCTATTCCAACAAGTTTAAACATATAAGCAAATTCAGCCCAATGATTTTTAACTTTTGTAATTATAGCTATAAGTCCACCAATTATTAAAATAACACCGAGTATAATTGCACCTATAACAGTAAATACTGAAACTGCAATCATTATTACTCCACCTAATATTAAAATAGCAGATGTAATTGCTGCAATTTTTACAATTAATTCTTGAGTTTCAGGAGATAATTCTTTCCATTTATTAATTATTTTATCAATTGCAGGTATCATATCATCTCTTATAATTGGTGTTAATGTATCACCAATTTCACTACCAATAATTGTAAATTTATTTTTTAATATACCTAATTGAGATTCTAATGTATTGTATCTTTTTTCTGCTTCTTCTACTAATGCTATATTTTCTTCCCAAGCATTAGTACCTGTTTCAAATGTTCTTGATACTAAATCTCCAGCATTTGCTAAAGATAAAAATGCTCTTGTAGTTCTTATTCCACCTAAACCAACATCATCTAAAGTAGTTATTGCTTGATTTCCTTGAGTACCTAAACCTAATACAAATTTTTCAAATGCTTTACTTGCATCTTCTTTCCATAAATCTTGAAATTCAATTGAAGCCATACCTGCAGTTTTTGCAAATATTTCTAATTTATCATCAGAAGTAGTTACTGATTTAGTTATAGCTAATAATGCTTTCTGCATTGCTGAACCACCTGCTTCTGCTTGAACACCAACTGAACTTAATGCTGCACTAATACTAAATACTTCATCTGTTGTAAATCCAGCAATTTTACCTGCTCCTGCAATTCTTTGAGCAAAAGTAGAAATTTCAACTTCTGTTGTAGCAAAATTATTACCTAAATCAACAATAACCGCACCCATTCTATCTACATTTTCTAATGGTTCTTGCATTACATTAGCAATTCTTGCAAAATCAGTTGCTGCTTGTTCTGCTGTCAAATTAGTAGTAGCTGAAATATCAGCAACAGTTCTAGTAAATTTAGCTAAATTATCAACTCCTTCAACACCTAATTGTCCAGCTATTTCACCTATTTTAGATAATTCTACAAATGTTACTGGTATCTCGGTAGACATATCTTTAAATTTTTGTTCTAATTCTGCAAAACCTTTTTCTGTTAAATCAACAGTCTTTCTTACTCCAGTAAATGCTGATTCAAAACCGATAGCAGTTTGAACTGCTTTCCCTAATCCAAATGCAATTGCTCCACCAACTGCAGCCATTCCTATTCCTGCTTTTCGAACAGAAGCCATACTAATTTTAGCTTTTTTAAATACTCCAGAAAAATTATCTACAGCATTTATTAAAATGTTTACATTTGCTGCTCCACCTAATGATGCCATTACTTTCTTTTACCTCTTTTAGATTTATTCATTGCTTTTTTGTGTGCTGATGCTTCCATTTTTGCTCGTCTATTATGCTCTTGCATTAATAAGTTTATTTCAGAAAATGTTAATTTTGGTACAGTAAAAAATGTGTAACCTTGTTCATGTAAAAAATAATACAATGAATTGTGATTATTCTTTTTTACTGAGTCCGAAAATTTTCAAGTTCTTTTTCTACAATCTTTTTACGACCTTCATTAACTAATTCTGATTGACTAGTTCCAACACTTATACTAAATATAGCAATAGCAATAGCAGTAATCATTAAAGATTTACCAGCTGCCTTTAAAGATATTCTATCATCTTCTTTAAAAACTGGATTCTTACAATGTGCTATAACAACGTCAATATCTGTATCTGTATCTGTTTCAGTCCCTTTTGATTGTTTTACAATTTTAGAAAGTTCTCCTTTTGTTAAAGGTGTAACAGATACTGTTGGTTTATTTGGCAGTGTTTCTAAGATAACATCTACCGGTATTAATTCACCGTTTGTATCTCTTTCGAAAAAGATTTCTTCTTTTTTTAGATATTCCATTTTTTACCTCCTTATTTTATATATTATAAAATAGTTCTACCAAGGATTATGTTTTTCAACCAAATCATCAGTATGTAATATACAATCTTCTGGATTAATAGTAACTGAATATTCGTTAATACCTTCTGATGGACTTGGACTTTCAAAATTTGTAATCTTACAACCACTCATTGTAAAAAATCCTTGTTCACTTCCGGTACTAATAACTGCTTCAATTCCCATATTAAATGTACTTCCACCTTGCCAATATTGTTCATATAACGTCTTTCCCCAAGTTGTATTAGCATCTAAATTTAAATTAATTTCATAATCTCTATTTAATGGTGCTAAACTATCAATAACTTTACTTCCATTATCATAATGTCTTCTTTCTAAATTATTAGTAAGAGTCCATCCAACTTCATTAACTTCGTTAATTTTAGTTCCTGATGGTAAATGTACTTGAACATCACTAAAAATATATGGTCTTGATGTATCTTCATTTGCTATTGTAGGTAAATCTGTTGTCTTACTTCCTAATACTAAATTTTGTGCTATATAATTTAATTCACATGTTACTGGCTCACCTTGAGCTGCTGTAAAACTTAAACTATTAATAGCACAACCTTTATATGTTCTAACTTGATGATATCCATCTCCTTTTTGTGCTTTTTTACTATCTATAATAGTAAAAGATGGGAAATTCATATTGTTATTAGTTCCACTTATATAAGCATAAGAATCATCACTATTAATTTCACTCATTACGTGTGAATATGGTGTTGGACTTCCTGCATCAACATTACTACCTAATGCCAAACCAAACATATTGAATGTTTGTGGATGATATGTAACTGTTCCTTCATAATCTTTAGCAGTACTTATAAATTTGTCAACATTTCTATTAGATTGTCCTGTATATCTGAGATTAACTATATTTTCATTATCTGTAGGTGTGTGGTCATTAACTAATCCAATCCAGTATTTTGAACCAGCTGGTTCAGCATATGTACCACTTTCGAATTGAAACACTACTGTGTTTGTATCTGCAATAAATAAACTCATTTTTTTAAACCTCCTTTCATTTTATTAAAGTATAACTTTATATTCAGTAGTAATAATTTTCCGATGGATTAAATTGTCGCCTTGGGGTTCAACAATCGGTACAACTGAAGTAATATTTAATTCATGGATTTCTTCTGCATCTGTTGAAGAAGTTCCAAATTGATTTGTTCTTAAAGTATTCATAACATTTTGTGTAATATTATCTACTTCTTTAGCATTTCTTGAATATATTTGTATTTCTAAATTAATTGTAGTCCATTGTTTTTCTGACTGCATTCCTAATTTTTTAGAATTAATACCTGTAGTCATAACTGTAATCAATGGATACTGTGTTTTTCTTTTTGGGAAAGCCGTATTGACAAATCCAATTCCATTAGTTCTTAACAAAGGGTCTGTAACGTTTGTTCTTAATAAATCTCTAATAAATAGAACGGTATCTGAAATAAATGTTGAACTAGAAATTACCATTATAAATTTACAACTTGGCAATAAGGACAAATTCCTTTATCTAATACTTCAGGTAATTGTTTTCTACAAGAAATACATTTTCTACCAGTTAATTTAACTTTAATTTCAACTGGTTTAGATATAGTAATAGAAGAAAGATATTTTTTTAATCTTTTAGTATCTGTTATATGTAAACCTAAATCTTCATTATTATTAACAGCATCTATTAATTTTTCAATTGTTTGATATTTATTATAAAGCATTTCTGCTTCAGAAAAACTTATACCATACAAATCTTCTATTTTTTTAAATTCTTCGTTCATTTTATCCTCACTTGGATTTAATTAATATTACTCACTTGTAATATATAAGTTATTAAATATTATTTTATTTATAAATATTAAAATTAGAACTATATAGTTATAAGATTTCGTTTAATTATATTTTTAGTTATATCTACTATTTTTTGACGATTTCTTTCCATACTATTCCTGAAATGTCTTCGTTCTGGAATATGAATTGTTCCATATTCCATATATTTAGCATGTTCAACATCACTAAATACTACTGCTGAAGTTGCCGAAGTTCCTACTTTAATAGAACGTTTAAATTTACCTGTATCAACACTTCGTGGTTCTGCTTTATTACCAGCAATACTTTCTTTAACTTCATCCTTTAATTCATTACCACCTTTAATCATTCCTTCTGTAATACCAGTATCTACTCCTAATTTCTTTCGAGTAATAAATGCCATTGCTCGTGGTATTCCTTCAATTTTAATTGAAATTGCCATATTAGAAAAGACTTCCTGCTAATGTTTGTCTTAAATACATTTTATTATAAATTGTACTACCGGTAGAATCATATCTTGTAATACCATCTGGAATTATAGTATATTTATCACCTTGAATATCAATTAATAAATTACCACTTGTATTTAAAGAACCTGTGTATAAAATTTTATCTTTAGTTAATATTTTTCCTTGTTGTAATAATAACGCTTCAGATGAACCTTGTGATGAATGCATTGGAAATATTAATCCACTTGTTAATATGCTTCCAGTAAGTGTTTGTGTAACAACATCATCATAGTCAGAATTAACATTAGTATAATTAATTATATTAAATGTGTCAACTATACCGGACATAGAAAACAATTTGTTTAGTCCCATTATTAATTTGTCATTTATAGTTGTTCCTGTATAAATTGTTTCAGAAGCTTCTGTACCAAAATATTGTACTATAATAATTTGGTCATCCCAAATTGGTAAATTAAATGTAATTGTAGTAGATGCTACTTTATTACTAATGGTACATTGTGAATCATTACTTAATAATAATCCATCTAAAAATACTAATAAACTATTATTACTTGTTAATTGAGTATTGGATAATATTAGAATTCGACTTGTACCACCTGAACTTCCTGAACAATTAGCTCCAGTATAGTTTTCAATTGTCATTAATTCATCTCCACCTTAGTTATTGTTTCATTTGAATTTATTACTTGACATTCATTTATTAGATTATTCTTCTTTTCACAAAGTAAATATATTTGGTCTTTTCCTATTGAAACATTTTTTGCTTCTGTTTCTATTGGTTTTTCAAATTTAATCCATCCATCTTTACATGTTTTGTAGGTAGTACGATTTAAATCTTCACTAAAGAAATAACATCTTGAAGAAATTCCCTCTTTGTTTGGAGAGCTTAATTTATCACAAGTAATTGGCTTACATGTAATGCTTTCTCCATCTGTTCCAAAATAAATATTTGTTGTATCTGCACTAAATCCTCCAGTTAAAACTAAAGTAAGTACTAATCCCATTATTGCACTTATTGTTCCTGTATTTGTTAATGCTTGTTTAGTTACCATTTTATTTTTATTCCTACAATTATTTTGTTTTTCATTTTAATTACCTATCCTCACAAGATTTATATTAGCAGAATATAGATTTGCTGTTCCTCCACCACTTACATCGGCTGTCCTCATTGAAACCTTATCTCCAACAGCTAACTCTATAAAACAATTTCCTGACTGAGTAAATATATCTCCTCCTGCTGAGGCGAAGCTAATAAAGAAAACACTTATCAACATTATTGCGATTATTTTATTATTCATTATATGTAACTCGGTTTGTATATTTCATACTCTGATTTAGTTCTTTG